GGTCGGCGACGCGACGAAGACCTCATACGCGAGCGCCGAGCAGGCCGATGCCGAGTTCGTGAAGCATTGCCTCTCGAACTGGGCGAGCCGCTTCGAGGAGGAGTGCGCGCGCAAGCTCGTGCGCTCCGGCGAGCCGATCGAGACGCATATCTCCTTCGACGCGCTGCTGCGTGGTGATCTCTCGTCGCGTTTCGCGGCGTACTCGACGGCGCTCAACAATGGCTTCCTTACGATCAACGAAGTGCGCGAGCGCGAAAACTACGCGCCGATCGACGGCGGCGACGTGGCTCGCGCGCCCGTGAATCTGGCGATCGTCGATCCGAACGTCGGCAAGTCTGGCGATGTCTCGCCGATCACCGCTCCGGCTCCGGCCGTGCCGGCGGTGGCTCCCGCGACTGCTCCGGCCGCTCGAGATTCCAAGGGGCGTTTCGCACGCAAGGCCGAGCGGTACGCGGATCTCGACGAGGCGACCCAGAAGTGCGTCGAGACGAAGATCCCCAAACTGCTCGACGAGGGCTACCCGCAGGAGCAGGCCGTGGCGATCGCGATCGCGATGTGCAAGGAGGGCTCGGGTGGCTGACTCCTTCGAGCCCACGAAGGCGATGCGCGAGGAGGCCGAGCGAGGGCTCGCCTGGAGGCGTGAGCACGGGCGCGGCGGCACCGAGGTCGGGGTCGCTCGAGCGCGTGACATCGCGAACGGGCGGGCGCTCTCCGAGGACACAGTGCGGCGCATGGCGAGTTACTTCGCTCGGCACGAGGTGGACAAGCAGGGGCAGGGGTGGGGACCGGGCGAGCCGGGATTCCCGTCTGCCGGCCGGATCGCGTGGGCGCTCTGGGGTGGAGACCCAGGTCGCTCGTTCGCCGAGAGCATTCTCGAGCGCCTCGATAGGGCGCAGGAGGTCACGATGGAGCGTCGATATGGCGAGCGTCTGGAAGCACGGGCCGAGGTCGAGGCGGGGCGCGAGGTGCTGCGCGGCTACGCGAGCGTGACCGAGACGGCGTATCCCATCGGATACGCGCAGGAGATCATCGCTCGGGGCGCGTTCGAGCGAACCCTGCGCGAGAAGCCCGACGTGGTGGCCCTCTGGAACCACGACGCGAGCCTTCCGATCGGGCGCACGACGGCCGGCAGCCTGCGGCTCATCGAGGACGAGCGCGGGCTGCTCGTCGAGCTCGAGCCGATCGACACCCAGGCGGGGCGCGATGCGCGTATCGCGGTGCGCTCGGGCGTGGTCTCGGCGATGTCCTTCGGCTTCATCGTCAAGGGCGATCGCTTCGAGGAGCGCGACGGCAAGGTGCACCGGATCATCGAGGACGTGGAACTTCACGAGGTGTCGGCGGTGACCTTCCCGGCTAACCCGGCCACGGATCTCGTGGTCGATCGGCGATCGTTCGACTTGTGGACGGCGGCGAAGCCTGCCCCGGCGCTCGTGCGCCGGCGCGTCTGGCTTGGCCCCAAGCGTTGACCAGTAGGGGCCAAAACGGAGAGGATTCAATACATGGACCAGAGGCAGGCACAGCGGCAAGCGTTCTACCGATACCTCATGCGAGGCCCGGCGGGCATTTCGTCGGACGATGCACAACTCCTCCACGAGAAGCGCGGCGTGACCGGATCGAGCGGTCTCGCGCCGGAGTCATGGAGCGAGATCATCGGCGATGGCTTCGACACGAACTACATCATCAAGCGATGCCGCAAGGTGACGGTATCGAACAACGTGCTCTCCGTCACGGGATACAACGAGTCGGCCGAGACTGAGAACCGAATCACCTACAAGGAAGAAGGCGCTCGCGCCGATCTTGCTGGCGCTGCGTTCTCGCTCCCGCGTTTCACGAAGTCGGGCGCGGTTCCGTTGGGATACCTGTATGCATATGACTCTTTGCCGATCACGCTGCACGAGGTCGGAGTGAATGTCACGGTGTCGAAGGAACTCATCGAGGAAGCATCGACCAGCATGAGCGTCGAAGAGATGCTCGTCGATCTCCTCGGCAAGAAGCTGATGAGCGAGATCGAGCGTCAGATCATCGTCGGACGCCCCGTGAACGGGACTGCGGCTAATCGTCGAGAGTGCCAAGGCATCACCGAATACGCCATCGCAGATGCTCAGGTCATCACCGATACCGGATCATCGGCGCACCAACACATCGACTACACGACGATGGCTCGCGCTGTCGCCGCTCTCCGATCTTCGAGCTTGGCGGGATCAGTCTGGGTGTTCGGCGCGAGTGGTGTGGAGGACTTCATCGCACAGAGTGCGAATCTCGGACTCCTCCAGGAGCCGGATCCGAGCGCCCCGGAGTCGGTCTTCCGAATCCTCGGCCGGCACGTCATCAGAACGCCGCACTTCGATCACACCACCGCGGGCGAACTGCTTTGCTGCCTGGTCAACTTCGACTCTTATGTGCTCGCCATGCACCGCGATGGATTGCAGGTCGAGCGTCTGAACGAGGTGGCTGCGGCCACCGGACAGGTCGTGCTCCGGGCATCCGTCCGCGTGGGCGGAAACATCATCGACGACAAGTCGCTGATTCATGTCCGAAGCAACTAACACCGAACAAGGCTAAAGGAGGCCAAGATGAACGGTGACAACTACAAGGCGCTGCTCGAGAAGATGGGCGCGCTCTACGCGGAGATGCAGGAACTCGTGGCTGGCATGGAGGACGCGACCGAGGAGGCCGCTGCCGAGATGCAGAAGAAGTACGAGGAGAAGAGCAAGGAATACGACGCGCTCGCCAAGCGTCGCGACATGGTGGCCGACCTGAACGCTCGCGCCGCCAAGGGCGCGCACAGCGTGGTCGTGGTCGAGGAGCGCAAGGCTCCCGCCATCGCTACCGTGCAGCAGCGCGGCGGCATGGTGACCGACGGCAAGTACGCCGACGCGTTCGCGGACTACCTGAAGCGCGGCTTCACGCCGAACTTCGATACCCGCGCTCTGTCGGCCGGCACCGGGGCCGACGGCGGCTTCCTGCCTAGCGAGGGCTTCTACGCGCAGTTGCAGAAGTCGATCCAGCAGGAGACCTCGATCCTGAACCTCTGCCGCCGCATCCCGGTCGGCACCTTCACGACGAACCTCACGCTTGAAGTTGACTTCACCTCGACCGACTTCGACTCGGGCGCGACTGAAGGCTGGGCCGGCGAAGGTGGCGCGGTTGGCGAATACTCGCCCACCTACGCCAACGTGACCTTCACGGGCAACGCCCTGCGCCGCGTGGTCAAGGTCTCGAAGGAACTCGTCGCCGACGCTCCGTCGCGCGGCGGGGACTTCTCGATCGAGTCGATCGTCGCCAACCGCCTCGGCCAACTCTTCGCGCACTCGATCGAGCACGCGCTCTGGCAGGGCAACGGCACGAACAAGCCGCAGGGCATCACCTCGGCTAGCCTGACCGCAGGCGACACGCTCGGCAGCGCCGGCACGCTGACCGCCGACGAACTGATCGACTTCGTCTACGCGCTGCCGCAGAAGTACCGCGTCTCGCCGACCTGCGCGATCGTCGCTCACGACTCCTTCTTCAAGGCCGTTCGCAAGTTGAAGCACGCCGTGACCACGAGCGGCACGATCCCCTACCTCTGGGAGGAATCCTTCCAGGCTGGCGAGCCCGCTCGTCTGCTCGGAATCCCGGTCTACGCGAGCCCCTACGCCACGACCTTCGGAACGACGGCCTCGGCGACCCTCGCCGTGATCGGCGACTTCCAGCACTTCGTGATGGCCGAGCGTTCGGGCATGGAGGTCCAGGTGCTCCGCGAACTCTACGCTGGCAACGGCCAGATCGGCTACATGGGCGAGATGCGCCTCGATGCGAAGATCGCTCGCACCGATGCCTTCCGCACGCTCGTGAACCCGGCTTGAGGGGGCAAGGGCTGAACTGATGGGCAAGGAGGGCGGGCCGCAAGGCTCGCCCTCTTTCACTAGGAGGACACCATGCGAGTGCACATTCTGAAGGCGTTCGCGACTGCTCGAGGCTCGTGGTCGGCCGGTATGCGATGCGAGATTCCCGACGTGGATGCGGAGCGGTACATTCGTGCCGGGCTGGTCGAGCGCGACGAGCCTGTGATGGAAACGCCCGAGCGTGGGCGGCTACGGCTGCGGAAGGCGACGAAGGAGGCTCCCGATGCTGGCGATTGACGGTGCGACCTATCTCTCGAACGTCGAGACGGCATCGGCAGCGAACGAGCCGATCACGACGGCCGAGGCGAAGGCACATCTCCGCATCACGCACACCGATGAGGATGCGCTGATCGGATCGCTCATCGTCGCCGCCAGGAACTACGTCGAGGGCTTGGCGAATCGGCCGCTCGTCCAGCGCCCCTACTCGCTGAAGCTCGATCGCTTCCCGGCCCACTACGAGATCATCCTGCCCGCCGGCAAGGTCTCGACGGTCTCTTCGGTGACCTATGTGGACACATCCGGCACGACGCAGACGCTCTCGGCTAGCGCGTACACGCTTGAGGGGAACCGACTCCCCGGCTCCATCGTCATCAATCCCGCGAACATCTCGGCATGGCCCGCGACGAGGTACTACGCAGGCATCTCGAGCGTCACGATCGCGTACACGGCCGGCTATGGCGCGACGGCGGCTAGCGTGCCCCAGGCGCTACGGCAGGCCGTGCTCATGGCCATCGCGTACTGGTATGACATCGCTCGCGAGACTGGCTCCGAGGTGAATCTCTCCGAGGTGCCGCACGGTGTCGAGGCGCTGGCTCGTATGTTCTCTGTCCCGAGGATGGCATGAGGCGCGTCCGCTCCGGGCTCATGCGGACACCGTTCACCGTCTACTCGCGGGTGACCGGGCTCGATGAGTTCGGCCAGAACGTGCCATCGTTCGTCGATTCCGGGGTGGTCATATGGGGATACCTCAAGGGAACGAATGCCACCGAGACCGTGGAGCGCGAGCGAGTGACGCACGCACGAACCTACGAGATCATGGTCCGAGCGAAGGAGCGCACGCTCTTCACGAACACGAGCCGACTCGAGGGCACGGGAAAGTTCTTCGAGATCGAGGGAGTCGAAGAGTACGACGATCGACAGCAGACGATCACGCTCCGCGTGCGGGAGGTGGTATGAGCGACCAGTTCCTCTCACAAGTGAAAGTGCAGGGCGGCGATGCCGTCGTGCGGGCGTTCAACAAGTTCACCGCCGACGTGCAGAAGGATCTCATCGAGACGCTCGCCGATCGCCAACTAGGGCAGATCGCGCAAGCGATGCGGTCCGAGGTGATGTCTCTCCGCACACGAACAGACGAGACATACACGCGCAAGGGCAGCGGACGGCGTTGGCCCTACCTCAAGCGCGGGGTGGAGGTGTCTCCAGGCACGGCCCGCCAGAAGGTCGCCTCGAGCATCGCCGTGATCCCGCTCGGCTCGAAGCAGCGCCGGCTATTCGTCGGGAAGCGCGTGGGCGTGACCGGGAGGAGCGGATCGTTCTACGGCCGACTGATCGAGAAGGGATTCAGGCTGAAGAGCGCCGGCGGATGGGTGAAGTCGGATCGCGTGATCCCCGGCAAGTGGCCCTTCTATCGACTCTTCACGCGGATCAAGCCGGGGGTCGAGGCCGAGGTCGTACGCGAGTTCACCGACTTCATCCAGAGTTGGACCAACCCCGCTAGCAGCCGCAAGCAGAACAAGGGAGACCTTTCCTGATGCCTGCTCAAACCGTTTGGAACATCGAGACGGCGCTGTATTCGCGGATTTCGGCGACGGCGGCGATCACGTCGATCATCGGCACCAACCCGGTCCGAGCCTACCCGGAGATTCGTTTCGATGGGCAAGTCTTGCCGGCGATCGTGTACGAGTTGAACACGACTAGCCCTTTTCAGACACTCGCCGGGGCATACACCCTCGCACGATCCTCGGTCGGGATCCACAGTCTGTCCGATGACAAGAAGACGAGCATCAATCTGGCCCAGAAGGTCCAGGCCGCCTTCGATGACTGGTCGCAGGATTTCACCGACGGCGCCACCCTGAAGATCCGAGTCTGGCGAACTCGAGTATCCGGCATTGTGACGGACTATCAAGTACCGGCCGACGGTGCTACGTTCGGTTTGTATATCGCCACCGTGGAGCTAACCTGTCTGCACACCTGACCAGGAGCAAGAACAATGGCACTTTCTTCCTACAACACAGTCATCAAGAAGGCGGGCACGATCATCGCCGAGGTCACTAGCATCTCGGTCGGCGGCACCTCGCTGGTCGAGATTGATACGACCTCGCTCACCTCGACCTCTAAGGAGTTCGTGATGGGTGCGCTCGATGCCGGCACCTGCACGATTGAACTCTTCGCCCCGGCGAACTATGCCGGCGCGACTGGAAGCGATCTCGAGGATCTGGTGCCGACGAGCGGCGAAGACACTCCGGTGTCTTATACGATCGAGTTCGCTCGTAGCGGGGGCGGCACTCCTACGATGAGCGCCGACTTCGACGCTTACATCACCAACTGTTCCATCTCTGCCGCTCAGGATGGAGCCGTCACCGCGTCCGTCACCCTGAAGTTGGAAACCGCGATTACCTGGAGCTGACACATGGCCTACGCATCAGCACAAACTCTTTTCCGATATGCCTCCACGACTGGATCTGGTGGCACGGTCAATACGACCTTCGGAAATCTGAATGAGATCAGCCTTGACGGGATCTCCGTCGCGTCGATCGATGTCTCAGACCTGAACTCCACCGTGAAGACTACGGTTTGCGGAACTTCCGACAACGGCACGATCACGCTGTCCTTCATGCCGGACGATACGACCTACATCACCATCCTCGATCCGGCGCTCTACGCGGCGGCCACGTTCCGAAAGTTCGATCTGCGGTTCGGCTCGGCTGGCGCTGGTACTACGGTCGCTTTCAGCGGTTACCCAACGAGTCTGAACGTCACGACCGGCATCGATGAGGCCATCAAGGTGGACTGCACGATCCGCATCACCGGCGGCCTCACCTGGACCGGCTGATCCCGCCTCGCACATCTGGGAGCACCACACCATGACTGCTAACAAGGATTTCGTGCTTTCCCTCGCCGCCTCCATTCCCGTGGAGGCGGTGTCCATTCCCGGCGTTGCTGAGTCTATCTCGGTGCGCGGGCTCACCGCCGGCGAGCGCGATGCCTTCGAGGCCGCGTGCTTTGTCGGCAAGGGCTCTAACCGCGAGATGAACTTCGTGAACCTCCGCGCGCGACTGCTCGTGCGCTGCATCTGCGACGCGAGCGGCAAGCGCCTCTTCGCCGATGGCGACGTGGAGCAAGTCGCCGGCCTTCCTGCGAAGGTCGTAGACCCGCTCTTCGAGGTCGCGCAGCGCCTCTCGGGAATGGGCGCCAAGGACGTGGAAGCCCTCTCGGGAAACTGACCGAGCGCCCGCTACGGCGGTTCATGTTCCGCCTAGCCCTCGCGCTGGGCATGACGGTCGCGGAACTGGAGCAGAGAATGAGCGCCTCGGAGATTTCCGAGTGGATCGCCTACGACTCGCTCGAGCCGATCGGTGCCTTCCGCACCGACTACGGCTTCGCGATGCTCGCCGCGCTGTACGTCAACGCGCACCGAACGAAGGGCAGCCAGAGCGCGAAGGTCTCGGAGTTCATGCCTTGGCTCCCGAAGGCTGCGACGAAGGCTAACGATCCCGAGAAGTGGATCGCTATGCTCAAGGCACTCGGAGGAGGCAAGCCAAGTGGCTAACGTCGGCGATCTCTTCGTGAACTTCAAGGTGAACACGGACGGCCTCAGCGCCGGCTCTGGTGCTCTCTCGTCGTTCGTCAGTAAGAGCAAGCGCGACATCGGCGCGATGAACGGCGGCGTGGACGCGCTCTCGCAGTCGCTCTCGAAGCTCGGCCTCGATCCGTCTTTCGTGCTTCAGTTCCGCGATTTCGTTCAACTCGGCACGAAGCAACTCCCGAAGATGGTCGAGGGGCTAACGGCTCTGGCTCGCCAAGCGGCGACGCTCTCCGCAGCCAAGGTCGCGACGAGCCTGCCGAACGCGAACGACTTCATCGGGCCGATGCCGTTCATCGGTCCCATGCCGGCAGCGAAAGCCCCGGAGATCGAGTTGGCACCGCTCGAGGCGGCGCGCGCGGCGATCATCGACACGCGCTCGGAGATGCAGCGGCTCGTCGATGCCGGGAAGACTCGTTTCCCACAGGGCGGCGTGATCTCCTACGGCGACGAGATCGAGCGAGCGATGCGAAAGGCTCGAGAGTCGGCGGCTAGCGGGTCGGCTGCGGTCGCGGACGCGATCGAACTAGGTGCCGCTGGCGTTGCCTCGAGCACGAAGACGATCGAGACTTCCGTCGCATCCGCCGGAGTGGCGACCACCCAGGCGTTCACGAAGTCGGCATCTAGCGCGACTACTTTCGGTTCGGCGATTAGCGGGGCGGCTAGTCGGGCGGTATCGGCGGCTCGAGCGATCGGGACGGCGATCTACTCCACCATCGGCCCGATCGGGCTCGCGGTCGCAGCCATCGCAGCGATCGGCATCGCGTTCTACAAGGCGGCGATGGACGATGCAGCAGCAGCCGAGGCCGCGTTTGAGCGCACGCTGTCGATGGTCAAGGACCGAGCAGACGCAGCGGCGAAGGCAGTCGCGGAGATGTCGCAGGCGTTGGAGAGGTCTCGGGCTAATGTCGCTGCGATGGGCGAGAAGGTCGCGGTGCAGCAGGCCGTTCTTACCGCGCCGGCTGACCAAGAGCAAGCGGCAGCGAAGCAAGCCGAGCGGCTCTATCAACAACTTCAAGCCTCGAACGCGATCATCGCGGCCGAGCAGCAGCGCGACCAGTTGCAGAACAAGTACGCGGCAGCGTCGGCGGATCTCGTTCGGACTCAGGAGGCGTACAACGACGCGCTCGCGAATGGCGACGAAGATCGCGCCGACAAGGTGCGCCAGATCATCGAGGCGAAGCAGAAGGAAGTGCAGTCGCTCGAGGAGGCGGCGAGCAAGGCGCGACTCAACGCAGACGCGACGGCTGACCAGTTGAGCCTCCTCGAGCAGTCGTTCGAGCTCGAGGACAAGATCGCCGCGAAGAAGGCCGAGCAGGAAGCAGCCGAGCAGCGTCGGCTCGATCGCGCCTCCGCGATGAACGCTTTCATGTCGGAAGAACTATCGCTCGAGGATGAGCGCATCCGACTCCTCGAGGGCGAAGAGGCTCTCCAGACGGCTCTCTACCAGCGACGGCTCGAGGCAGCAGGGCTCGAGCAGGAGATGATCTCCTACCTGATGGCCCAGCGCGCCGAGGTCGAGGCGCTGTCGAAGGCTAGCGAGGAGGCGAATCGTAAGGAGCAGGAACGCAAGGCGATCATCGAGTCGATCGCTGATGACCTATCACAGCGAGAAGCCGATCTCGCCAGGGCGAGCCTAGAACTCACGATCGGCAAGGCGGCTGCCGAGGCTCAACTGCTCGAGACCAAGATGCGATCCCTTGGCCTTAGCGACAAGGAGATCCGCGCAACGATGGAGCGACTCTCCGTCATCCAAGCGCAGGAGCAAGCGATCAAGAAGCAGCAGAAGGCAGAAGAGGATCGGCAGAAGTTGATCGAGAGGGCGGCGCAGATGGAGAAGGACATCGCGGCAGCGACCGAATCGGCTCGTGCGAAGGCGATGGATGACGAGATGCGCCGGCAGCAGATGACAGAGAATCTCTCGACGGCGATCGGCGGCATGACGATCGCGGCGACATCCGAGGCCGTCGATATCGATAAGCGCGTCTTCGACGAGACCAAGAAGCAGACGGACGAACTGAAGAAGATAAACGAAGCACTACGCTCTGGTGGCGTGGCGGTACTGACGTGAGGACTACCCGATGGCCGTGATCGTGAAGAGCATCGAGGAGACCGAGGCGAACGACTCAAAGAGCGCGAGGGTGTCGCTTATGGTGACTGCGGTTACCGCGGGCACGGCGACGGCCGCTCGTGGAGAACTCACCAGCGCAGGATATACGCTCGGCGCGTCGTACTCTGGAGGGGTCTCGTCTGGTGCGAAGTTGTCGAATCTGACCTACTCGCCAGTCGAGGATTCCGGCGGCCAGACATGGACGGCCACGGCGACGTATACCGACGATGCCCAAAGTGAAACGGCCGCATCGTTCACCAAGATCGAGAGCAGCACTCGCGCCGAGATCGTAGATATCTGGAGGACCGGGGCATCGTTCCCGGCGAGCCTCGACAACCCGTCCGAGACTGACATCAGCGGCACCGCCGTGGATGCTCGAGGCGTTCCGGTGTCTACCATCGTCGTGCAGCAGGAACTTACCTACACCGTCCGCATGAACTTCACCAACTCCGACCAATCGACGGTGAACTCGATGATCGGAACAAGGAATAGTGCGAACTTCTTAGGCGGGACAGCGGGCTACGTTCTGTTCACGGGATGCCGGCGCTCGCGTATCGCTGTCGATCTATACGAGGTCACCTATAGCTTCGTGTGGGACGGAGCGGCTCATCTTCGCCAAGTTCCCAAGCGCAACGCCGACGGAGATCCTGAGATCGCTACTACTGGTGCTTACATCGGAAAAACGGCAGAGGTCTACGCCAAGCAGCCGTTCCCATCGACCAGCAACTTCAACGGCCTACCCGGTATCTAACCATGAAGCCGACGATCAGTAAGGGGCTCGGAGCACTCACGCCAGAGACATGGGGGCAGATCTACGCGGCCGTGCAGGCAACGAGCGATATCGATACCACGAAGGACGGCAAGGCACGCGCCAAGACGTTCACCGCGACCATCGATAGCAGCACACCGTTCACGGCCGGCACGGCCAAGTGGAAATATTCCTGGACGGAGAAGCGGCGGAACTCTGACGTGGCGAACGTTGTCACCACCATCGACAACCCGAGAACCGGATCGGATTTCGCAGGCTACGCGGTGAATCTGCTCGAACTTTCAAACACAGCAGCGACAGCGTACGGCTTCGCAGTCACAGCGACAGAACTCGACTCTCAGCCGGGTTTTTTCGTTGGACCAGTTCCGAACGGTACGGTGGTCGAGATCACGATGCGTCGAGCGAAGAACGGATCGATCTCCTATGAGTTCATGGCACCTAATCGCATCGACGGAGCGTGCCCTGTTGGTCTTGTTCAGGAACTCGATGGCGGCGAGTACGGGGCTACCTGATGGCTGACATCATCAAGCACAAGCGAAGCGGCGACACTGGCGAAGTTCCGACCACTAGCGAACTAGTGCTCGGCGAGCTTGCGGTGAACTACTACGACGGCCGCCTCTTCATCGAGACCTACGACGGAACGACGTACGGCATCGCGCAGTTCCAACCGATGGCCGACGGCGACAAGGGCGATATCACGGTGTCGGCGAAGGGGCAGACCTGGACGATCGACAACGATGCGGTGACCTACGCGAAGATTCAGAACGTGAGCGCGACGGATCGGCTGCTTGGTCGCTCGACGGCCGGCGCAGGCGAGATCGAGGAGATCACCTGTACGGCAGCCGGTAGGGCAATCCTCGACGATGCCGACGCTGCTGCCCAGCGCACGACGCTCGGGCTTGGAACGATCGCCACGCAAGACGCATCGTCTATAGCGATCACGGGCGGCACGATCAACGGCGCGACGGTAGGTGCTACCACGGCGGCTAGCGGACGATTCACGACAATCACCGGAACGAGCACGACGGCTAGCACGTCGAGCACGACGGGGGCGCTCATCGTCGCGGGCGGGGCAGGCATCGCGAACGACATATGGGTGAACGACATCCGTTGCGGACGCGGCAATACTGGAGTGGTTCACAATACGGTCCTAGGACGAGATGCGGGGCGCGTTCTCAACGGCAGTAGTAACGGGAACTGTCTGATCGGCTATCAAACTGGTTACTTCGTCACGAGCGGCCAGTTCAATATGGGGATGGGCAAGGACGCCCTAGCGTCGCTCACGAGCGGTTCTAGCAATATGGCGATCGGTTCTCGTGCCGTGTATTCGACAAGCACGAACAACCACAACGTGGGTATCGGCACCGAAGCCCTTTTTAGTGCTACTGGTGGCCTCAATGTTGGTATCGGTAGTTTTGCAGGAACGAATCTCGGGAGCGTTTCCTACAACACTTGCATCGGATACGAGGCTGGTCGATATCACAGCAACGGCAGCACGGCCCTGACAGGCGCGTCATCTAGCACCTACCTAGGCGCTCGCTGCCGTGGCAACAACAACAGCGACAGCAACTCCATCGTCATCGGTGCCGATGCGATTGGTGACGGCGCTAACACGACGGTGTTGGGAACGTCATCGACCACTCAAACGAAGTTGCACGGCACAGCGACGAGCGTTGGCATCATCAGCGGCGATAGGCTGCGAATCGCAAACGCCAAAACTCCAGCGACGAGCGGCGCAGCTGGAACGGCTGGGGACATCTGTTGGGATGCGGACTACCTGTACGTTTGCATCGCTGCCAATACCTGGAGGCGCGTAGCACACGCGACGTTCTGATGGAACATGAACGCTATATAGGAATGCTGCGGCTCGGGATGGACCAAAACGCCGACGTGATGGATTTACCGCCCGATGCTGACGAACGCGCGGATCGAATCGCTCGGGCCGTTTCGCACATCGACTGGATGCTGGCCGACTCTGACCTCATCGCGAACAGCACCGAGGCAGAGCGAGCTAACTGGAAAGCGGCGGCCGATAGGGGTCGGATGTGAGGGCGGCCCTTGTGATTGTTGCCGTACTTGCCGGCTGCTCGACGGCGACGGAGCGCATCGCCTCGAGCACGAACGAGATCCACGGTCTCGCTCGCTCAAGCGGCCGGCGCTTTGAGGTGATTCACACCGAGACCGGGAAGCCCGACCCGTCGATCCCGACGATCCGCACGCAGGCCGAGGGCGGCATCCAAGAACAGGAGCAGATCATGGGCCTAGTCGATTCGGTTCAGGTCTACCTCATGAACACGACGAACATCACGCCGTGGTGGGCCTCGCTCCTGACCTACGGCCTGATCTTCGGCTCGATCGCGTGCGTGGCGTTCATCATCTGGCACCTGGGCCTCGGGAGGTTCATCCGAGGATGGCTCGGGCTCGTGACCCCGGCCGAGCAGAAGCAGGCCAAGCTCGCGGCGCAACTCATCGACATCGGCGGCGAAGAAGCCCGCGATGCCGTGTGGAAGTGGCGCGAGGAAGATAGGATCTTCGATCAAGCGTTCCGTCGGTACGCTCCTGCGCGGAAGGCATCCGCGAAACCCAAGAAGAGGACTAGGAAACCATGATTCTCGCTTCATTCTCTGCGTGGCTCGGTTCGGTGTGGTTCGCTGCTCTCTGCGCTGCGGCCGGCTTCATCGTCGGACACTTCGGCCTCCTCTCAAAGTGGCTCAAGAAGTAATCCCGTGCTAAACCCGTCGCGGACGTGCTGCTGCGTCGCGAGCCCGTGCTCGTGCGAGGGAGTTACCTCATCGGAGAACTATGCTCCGGTCAACGGCACCTTCATTTACGAGGTGCAGTTCCCAGGCAGCACCGGACGGGTTCAACTATCGCAAGTAGTGAGTGGCACCGATGTGCGAGTCACAGGTCTTCCCAACAACGCCGACCCGAACGCCGGTCCTACTGGCGGCATTTATTGCAACTCTACTGATTGCGTCGATGTAGTGAACAGCACGACACCGTGCACGGTCGTGAATGGTCTTTGTGATATTCCCTACGGCGAATGCAACAACCCGCTCATCACGGGTTTTGATTACGTCTTTGTGGACGGTCCAACATTCGTCGAAGCGGTGGATTTTGAGATCACGACTACGACGTGCGGATTCGATCTAGCCGATGATGCTGGTGCACTCATCGCGTTCTATATCACGCCATTCCCGAACACTTGCGGTACAGCGTCTTATTACATTTGTGACGACCAGTGCCAAAACATCGTGCTCTATCAGACGGAATGCAAGCCTGCGGTTTATGACATCCAGGATAGCGTTCTGCCGACTTTCCCTCTTGCTGCTGGTGGCTCGGGGCTCTGTTGCCCGCCCTACATCATCAACGTGGTGCAGACGTTGCCACGACTGCGGGTGCATGATCCCTACTCGACGGCCGGTACGCTGCGATTCACCTGGCCGGGATACCCATCGACGAGTTTTGCCGCGTCTTTGACATCGAGTAATCCAGGACCAACCGGCTCTCCGACGATTTCGACACAGTTCTCAACCTACGCGCATCGGAATCGATCATCGTCTTCGTGTGCGACATCATGTGCCGTTCCGACATTCTCCAACGGATCATCATGCGGAGCTTGTTCATCCGATGCGTGCTGCTGCGAGACTGAGGTATGTGTCGCCTTCACGGTGCATCAGGGATACGACCGCATGGGATTCATCGGTCTGAACAACTACGGCGTGGAGGCGAGTGGATCGAAGAGCAACTTCATCAAGGCGTTCTATCGAGGCTGTCACGATCCGAGGCTGTATAGCGAAGCGACCGTAGGTCTCCCGAGCCGTACTTTGAAACTGGATCGCGCACAGGTCAACCTCGCCACGCTAACCCTGACTGAACTGCGGGCGAGTCAATACACCAAGATCAACGCATACTCGCCCCCAGGCGACTGCATCGATGCCTACGGTGCTGCGGCTGTTGGAGCGTCAACGTCATCAGTAGTCGACGACAGAACGTGCACTTGTCAGCCGTTGGGATCGGCTAATCCAGAGTGTCTCGCGTTGACTCGTGAACGAGCACTAGAGATCGGCATACCTGAAACGATCACGGTCACGAGGATCACACCATGAGCCAAGTGTTCAAGTGGCGGCGCGGAGAGCAGCAGACAGCCCCAGGAGTTGGCGACTTGGTGCGTGGTGCGGTCGGTGTGGCGAAGGCCGCGCTGGGTGTGCAGCCGGCCCCGTCCGAGGTCGTGCGCGCGCGCTGGGCCGCGTGTCTCGCGTGCGCGGATCACGACTGCGGACGCTGCATGGCGTGCGGCTGCTTCACGGGCGCGAAGATCCGCGTGGCGGGCGAGTCGTGCCCTCGCGGGGTGTGGGTGGCTGTCTCGGTGGGGTCGAGCGAGGAGGCCGCCAGAACGGCTCCTAGCGCGCCTAGCGCGACGCGGCGCGGATGCTGCGGCCGGCGGAAGGCCGACGCGCAGGGTGGCCAATAACTCCGAAGTGGAAATATTACCACGGCTCGAATGGGTGACACGGCGTAACCATAGACCTCGCTGCCAGTTATGACACTCTACGGAAATCTGTAGGGTTTCCTATTGCGCGAGGGCCGAAATGGGCGATGATGTGTGCGTCGGGAATGATTCCCGACCTAACGAAAGGAACCGACCGTGAAAACCGAATCAACGAAGAACGCGAAGCGCATCGCAAAGTACGGGCTCGAAGTCTGCAAGCGAGCATGGGAACTCAACCGTATTCAAGGCGAAGGTGCCACGGTGATCGCAATCGAGACTGGCTTGCACCTCAACTCCGTGGCGGCAGCGATCGAGGCATACGAAGCCGCGAAGGGAGGCCGCGCGTGAGCACCATCGAGCACATCCGCCGAGAAGTTCGCGCCGAGTTGAATCGGCGCTACGCGCAGGAGCGCGATCCAGTCGATGCGCGGATCGAGCATCCCGACGGCCGCGTTGAGATCGTGTGGTTCAACGGCAAGCGATACACGCACGACCTCGAGAACTACCGTTGGACGGTGGAAGTGATCGGAGGCCGCGCGTGATCGCCGCACTCCTCGCTGCCTCCCTGACTGTCCCACCTCCCGCCGGCACGGATGTGCGCCGCATCCTCGACACGCTGCAAGCCGTCGAGACGGGCGGCGAGCGCGACCCTGATCGCGCCGTCGGCGACGGCGGAAAGGCGCTCGGCGCGTACCAGGTCTGGCGCGTGTACTGGGTCGATGCGTGCGAGTACGACCCGAGCCTGCGCGCTCGCGGATACCAGGCCGTGACCGATCGCGACTACGCCGAGCGCGTCGTGATCGCGTACCTGTCACGCTACGCTCGCGACTGGTCGATCGACACGATCGCAAGGATCCACAACGGCGGACCCGCCGGCGCGACCAAGCGCCGGAAGGCGACTGACGGCTACGCCGAGAAGGCTCGTCGAGCGTTCGACGAGATCAACCCCAACCCCTAACCCAAGGAGCACGACATGAACACCACCGAATCGAGCACCAAGGTGCTCACAGGGCATCCAGCGATGCACGCATGGAATCCGACTTGGAAGCAGCATGACATCCCGAGATGGGCGCAGAAGCCGATGCGCGCCTATATCAAGTGGCGGCAGTCTTGCGGGGTCGATCGCGACTACACGCTGCTGCCTCATTGGCTGCGAGACAACTTCAGACCCATCGTCGATCATTGGGGCTCGATCGAAGACCCGACTGGGAAGCGCGTGCTCGTCATGTGCCCGGTCTTCCGTCACGACGATGTCGCGGCGAAACTCGCTGAAGTCATCGGCGCGCGGGTGTGGACTTGCGCTCCTAGCGGCCCGTGGCACCCGTCAACTTTCCTCTACATCTTTCACCCCTAACCCCAGGAGCACGACATGGCATACGAACTACGCGACGGCAGCGGCAGCCTCTTCCGCAACGAGAAGAAGCAGGAGGGCGAGCGCACGCCCGACTATCGCGGAGACGCGATGGTGAACGGGAAGCGCGTCGAGATCGCGGCATGGGTGAAGGAGGCGGCGAGCGGGAAGAAGTTCCTCTCGCTCAAGTTCTCCGAGCCGCGCGAGCGTGACCAGACCGCCAAGCCCGCAGCCCCGGCACCCGAGGCCGACTTCCCATTCTGACCATCATGAGCACGATCACCACCACCGAATCTCTCGTCCGGCTCCTACGCGCTGGCGTGACCTACCTCAACGACGCGACCGTGAACGCGGCCGCCGATCGCCTCTTCGCGCAGTCGATGCGAATCCAAGGGCTCATCTCCGCGATGAGCCAGGAGCGGCAGGACTGGGCGATCGAGCGCAAGCGGCTCACCGATCGCATCGTCTTCCTCGAGTCGCGCGAGGTCGCGCAGGAGATCTACCGTGGAGAAGGCTGAACCGACACCGCCTCGAGCGGCCATGCTCCGGCAGGCGGCCGACATCGTCGAGGAGCGCGGCCGATCCTACGGCCCGCCGGCGCGGCACTTCGCGCGCACGGTCGGCGCGATCAACGCCGTGCTCGGGCACAAGTTGGCCGTGCCTCTGACCCCGGCCGACTGGGCGACCATGATGATCCTCGACAAGCTCGCGCGCGAGCAGCACTCGTCGAAGCCTGACAACGCGCTCGACGTGGCCGGATACGCCGCGTGCCTGCACGAGTGCAAGATGGACGGCGAGCCGACACCTGGCGAGGTCGGCGAGGAGTGGACGGAGCGCGCCTTCTCGCTGCTCGGGTCGATGGAAGCGATCGCGCGCCAGATGCGCGGGGAGGTGTGCGATGGCAGGCGATGACTCCGCGAGCATCGACGCATGGAAAGATCTCGATCGCAAGTGCGTGCGCGTGACTTGCCCGACCTGTGACCATGTCGAACTCGTGCCCGGCAAGCCCGGCGAGGTCGAGGATCATGTCGAGTGCTGGCATTGCCTGCGCGACAGAATGGCGGACGAGCCATGATGAGCACGAAGCAGGTCGCCGAGGCCGTTGGCGTGAGCGCACAACGCATCCTCCAGATGGCACGCGCTCGAGGCATCGAGCCGGCGGCGCGCATCGGGCAGGGCTACGCCTGGCACGCGGCCGACCTACCGCGATTCGACCGCCGGCCGGCCGGAAGGCCGAGGAGTCACGCATGAGCCTGCGGATCGTTAGGCGTGACGGGGAGGGGCTGCGGATCACCTGCGGCACCGAAGAGATCTACATCGTGGTCGCCAAGACCACCGAGGCTAAGTGCGTGCTCGACTGCATCGGGCCTCGATCTATGAGAGTCGAGCGAATCGAGAATGGAGACCGTAATGATTACGGACAAGCAGCGAGAGGCCCGCACGCGCGGCCTCGGATCAAGTGACATGGCAGCGATCTTCGGCGTGAGCCGATGGAAGACCCCGGTCGATGTGTGGGCCGAGAAGACCGGGCGCGTTGCGACGCAGCAGGACTACCCGAGCGAGGCGGCGAAGATCGGCTCGGCCGTCGAGCCCGCGCTCCTCGCGATGGCGAGCGAGCGCCTGGGGCGCAAGGTGTGCGCGCCGAGCAGCACCTTCGTGCGCGGCTTCCTGCGGGCGAATGTGGACGGGATGCTCGATCGCTTCGAGCGTGGGGCGGACATCGTGGAGTGCAAGTGCCACGGCTCGCCCATCGGATACGGCGCGCCGGGATCGTCGGCCGTCCCCGAGGCCGTCATGCTCCAGGTGCAGCACCAGATGCTTTGCGCCGAGTCGCAGCGCGCCTATGTGGCCGTGCTCGACGGGAGCCATCTCTCGTTCTCGCTGTACGAGGTTCCGCGCGACGAGGGCTACTGCCACGAGATCGAGGCCCGAGCGGCCGAATGGTGGGAGAAGCACATCGTCGGCGACACGCAACCCGAGGGGGCGTTCACGCTCGACACGGCGGCGCGCGTGACCAGGCAGTCGGGCGCATCGACTCACATCCCGAGCGAGATCATGGAGGCGTACATCGTGGCGCGCGAGTCGGCGACGGCGGCAGACCGCGCGCTCGACAATGCGAAGGCGATGCTCCTGACCGCTCTGGGGCAGGCCGAGATGGGGGCCGGCGGCGGGTGGCGCGTCTCCTACCGCGAGCGGTCGCGGTCGGGCGTGGACACCAAGCGACTGCTCGCCGACAACCCGGAACTCGCCGAGCGGTACGCGACGCGCACGACATTCCGCGTGCTCGACGCTCGACCGGAAGGAGGCCGCGAGTGAAGTACGCGATCATCTGGATGGAGGTCGTGGGCGAGAGCCTGCACCAAGAGCAGATCCCCCGCTACGCGGAGTGGATCGAGCGCATCAGGAAGCAGGACATCATCGACTGCTATCCCGTGCACGAGTACCTTCGCAAGCGTAAGGCCGAGTCCGCGTTCGTCTGGCGAGATTTTGCTCCGGC